GCGGCCCAGGCGGAACGGCCAACTACATCAGCGCCGTGTGCCGCGCAGGCGCCACGGCCGTCATGACCGTGTCGAACGGGGAGGGCATGTAATGAACTTCTTTGATCGCTTGGGCCGCCTGTTCGGCAGGGTCGAGAAAGCTGCTGCTGTGGTGGAAGCGGTGCAAGAGCTGCGCCGACCAGTGGTCAAGACTGGCGAGCAGGTGGCGCTGATGTCCGACCCGCAGGGCAGACGCGTCTACCATGAGTATTTCGTGGGCGACGACAGGGGCGACGGTCATTTCCCATGGCAGGCCCGGGTGTACTCAGGTACGCAGCTGGTGGCCACGAAGGACGGTCTTGCCTCTTCCCGTGACGTGGCCAGCGACCAGGCCGTCACCTGGGCACTGAAGACCAAGCAAGCCGTTCTGGGGGCGCCATGACTATCGGACTGGCCGCCACCCTGCGCAGCTCCCGCGCCAACCTGATCACCACGGCCATCGATGCCGGCGCTGGCGCTGGTCTGCTGCGCGTGTATGACGGCTCACGCCCGGCTACCGGTGGCTCGGCCACCACCCTGCTGGCTGAGCTGACCTTTACCGACCCATCAGCACCGGGCGCATCGTCTGGCGTGCTCACCTTCAGCGCCATCACCGCCGACGCCAGCGCGAACGCCACCGGCACGGCCACCTGGTGCCGCTTTGTGGACAGCACTGGCGCCTTCGTGCTCGACGGCAGCGTAGGCACCTCTGGCGCCGATTACATCCTGAACACCACCAGCATCACAACAGGCGTACAGGTGTCTTGCACCAGCGCAGTGATTACCGAGGGCAATGCATAATGGCCACCTACGACGAATTGCTGTCTGCCGCTGAGCACCCCGGCCTGAACAACAAAATCAGGGTGGCCTGCGTTGTTGCTGCCGAAACCGTGCGCACCGAAGCAGGCAGCACCACCAACCACGCCAACCGCATGCTGTGGGCCAAGGCAGTGTTCCTGAACCCAGTGACGGAAGCCCAGCGCATGCTGTGGGCCGTGCTGGCGCAGAACAAGACGGCCACGCTGGCGCAGATCACCGGGGCGACCGACGCGACCGTGCAGACAGCAGTGAACAACGCCATCGACGTGTTTGCCACGGGGGCGTAATGGCTGCCGATATCAAAACCAAGTACCCGGCCAGCAGTAGCGTGGCCATCACGGCCACCGGCCTGGCTTCGCTGGCATCGGATACCAACCTGCTGGCCGGCTACGAGCTGGCCGCGGTGGACAACACCACCAATCTTGACCTTGACCACCTGGTAAGCGGCAAAATCCGGGTAGGCACGACGCCCACCGTTTCGCGCACCATTGAGGTGTGGGCCTATGCCAGCATCACCACGGCCAGCGGCACGCCGACCTACCCGGATCAGCTCGACGGTACGGCCTCGACCGAGACGCTCACCAGCGCCAATGTCAAGGCGTCCATGCTTCAGCCGGTGGCCATCATCACCGTGGACGCCACCACAGACCGTGACTACTATTTCCGTCCGGTATCGATTGCGTCCTTATTCGGGGCCATGCCGAAGTTTTGGGGCCTGTTCATCGTGCACAACACCGCTGTGAACCTGAACAGCACAGGCGGCAACTTCACCATCGAATACGAGCGCATCCAGGCGCAGACGGTGTAACGATGCGCCTACTTTTCCCACGCCAGCGAGTCCGCCAGCCAAATGGTGTGCCGCGCATCAACTGGAGCAACCCCCTGACGAAGGGGCTTGTTTCGCTGGTGCACGTGGGGAGCGGCAACGGGATCGACCTGGTCAGCCCGCAGATTCAATTCACGGTTTCCGGCGTGACGCGCTCCGCGGCGAAGATGGGTTCCGGCTTCCGGCTTGCCGCTGCCGGCGCCAACGGCGTTGAGGGGCCGCGTGGGCAGTACGGCAAGGCCAATATCCAATTCCCATTGACCATGATCCACGTGGGCGAGACGGCCAACACCGACAACGCCATTCTGTCCGGCGTGGGCAACGGTACGAACGGGGGCTTCGCCATCGGCGGCTTCTCGCTGGGGCGCATCGTCCGCATCTACACCGGCAGCGCCCAGTTCGTGACCGATTCTGGCGCCTGGAACAATGCCAGGGGCGTGTTCGGCTTCACCGGGGACGGCACGAACGTCAACCTTTGGGACGGTGGCAAGAAGATCAAGACCCAGGCCCTGAGCGGCACGATCCAGTTTGACAACTCGTTCGGCCACCGCCAGATATTCGGGGACAACCAGGACGGCGGCAGCGGCGCGACGGGGTTCTGCCAGTTTGACGCCGTATGGAATCGCGTGCTGACTGACGCCGAAATGACCGCGCTGGCGCTCAACCCGCAGCAACTCCTGATGCCTGACCCGCTGGTGTTCCCGCTGGAGTCCGGGGCCGCTTCCGATGTGACGGGCACGTTCGCCAGCACGCTCGATAGCGCTGTGCTCGCCGCTGCCGGCACGATCACCAACGTGGGCAGCTTCAGCGCCACCCTGGCCGGCTGCACGATGGTTGCCAGTGGCACTGTGGCACCTCATGTAACTGGCGACTTTGCCAGCACCCTGGGTGATTGCGTGATGGCTGCGGCCGGCACTGTCACGAACGTTGGCGCCTTCGCCTCGACCCTGGGCGGCGCAACCATGGCCGCTGCCGGGACCGTGGCGCCGCATGTAACCGGGGAGTTTGCAAGCACGCTCGACGGTTGCACTATGTCCGCTTCTGGCTTCGTGGGCGATCCTGTGGTGATCGAAGGTATCACCCTGCGCCGCCGCCTGCGCCCGCGTGTCTTCCCGAGTCCGACGCCATGAGCAACATCTCCCTACCCAACAACTGGCAACCACGGCCCGCCCAGATGGCGGCCTGGAGTTATATGGAAAACGGGGGGCGTCACGCCGAATTGATTTGGCATCGCCGCTTCGGCAAAGATGAAGTCGCCCTGCACCGCACCGCCTGCGCTGCCTTCGAGCGCTATGCCAATTACTGGCACATGCTGCCCGAATACAGCCAGGCCCGTAAGGCTATCTGGGAGGCGGTCAACCCGCACAGCGGAAAGCGCCGGATTGACGAGGCATTCCCTGACGCTATCCGCGCCGGCATCGACAATACCAAGATGCAGCTCCGGCTCAAGGGCGGCAGCAGTTGGCAGGTGGTGGGGTCCGACAACCCGGACAGCCTGGTGGGCTCGACCCCGGCCGGCATCGTGTATTCCGAGTGGGCACTGTCGAACCCGAACGCCCGCGCCTACCTGCGCCCGATCATCACCGAGAACAACGGCTGGCAGTACTTCATCACCACGCCACGGGGCCGCAACCACGCATACAGCACCTACACGGCCGCCAGGCGCAACATGCTGGCCGGTGAGGACAGCTTCGCCCAGATTCTGGATATCCACGACACGGGGGTAATGACGCCCGAGCAAATCGCCAAGGAACTGCGCGACTACATCGATGACTTTGGCGAGGACTACGGCCGCAGCAAGTTCGAGCAGGAATATCTGTGCTCATTCGAGGCCGCCATCCTGGGTGCCATCCTGGCCCGCACGCTGGGAATCAGCGAGAAGGAAGGCCGGATCAGCGACGACGTGGTGTTCGACCCCTGGGGCGCGCCTATCGAGGTCACATGCGACATCGGCCGGCGCGACACCGCTACCTGGTGGTTCTGGCAGCCTATGGTAGGCGGCTATCAGATCATCGACCATGACGCCGGATGGGGTATTGACGCCGAAGAGTGGGTTGTCCGCCTGAAGACCAAGCTGCGCCAGTATGAGACCGCCAGCGGCCGGCCAGCGCTGGGCCGCATCTGGCTGCCGCACGATGCACGGGCCAAGACGTTCAGCGCCAAGCGCACAACAGTTGAGATTTTCCTGGAAGCCTTCGGTTCTGACCATGTAGCCATGACGCCGCGGTCGAGCATTGCCGACAGGGTGAACGCCGCTCGCGTGCTCACGCCCCGCGTCAAGTTCGCTGAAACCAAGTGCGCCAAGGGCCTGGACGCCCTGCGCTCATGGCGCTACGAATACGACGAAGAGAAGAAGATTTTCAGCAGCGACCCGCTGCACGACTGGTCGAGCCACGACGGCGACGGCTACAGCTATGGCTGCCTAATCATGCAACTGGCCGACCCGCCACCACCGGACAAGGAAAACATGCGCGGGCTGATGGTTGGCGCTGCCAATACGGCCACCCTGGATGAAATGTGGGCGATGTCCAAGACCAACAAAACGGAAAGAGTCTGATGGCCGATACCACACCAAGCGTAGCGATTGATCCAGAGGCAAAGAAATGGATCGATGCCATAGCGGCATACGATCACAAGTTCAAGCCGTGGCAGATGCGCGCCCGCAAGATCACCAAACGCTACCGTGACCACGACGACAAGGCTGAAGGCAAGGCGGACGGCTCGGCCTTCAATATCCTATGGTCGAACGTGCAGGTGCTTCTGCCGGCCACTTTCTCACGCCTTCCAAAACCCGATGTTTCGCGCCGCTTCGCCGACAACGACCCAGCGGGCCGCGTGGCTTCACTGATCCTGGAGCGCGCCTTGCAATACGAGGTCGAGCACTACCCGGATTACCGCGCCGCGATGGATTCGAGCGTTCTGGACCGCTTCCTGGGCGGCCGTGGCACGTCCTGGGTGCGCTACGAGCCCCATATCGTCGGTGTGCCTGGGCAGATCGACGGCGGCGTTCAGATCACCGAGGACGCCGACCAGGCCGACACTGGCGCCGATGCCGAAGAGGTGATTGACTACGAATGCGCCCCTGTCGATTACGTGCATTACGAGGAATTCGGCCACACCGTGGCGCGCACCTGGGAAGAGGTCACGGCCGTATGGCGCCTGTGCTACATGGACAAGGCCGCGCTGATCAAGCGCTTTGGCGAGGAAATCGCCCGGTCCATCCCGCTCGATACCAAGCCCGAGCAGAACAATGGGCGGTCCATGGCCAACGGCGGATCGCACGAAGCCGGCGCCCAGGCGGCCATCTACGAAATCTGGGACAAGGCCACCAGTGAGGCGCTGTGGTTCTCGAAATCGCTGCAAAAGATCATCGACCGTAAGCCGGACCCGCTGGAGCTGGAAAACTTCTTCCCGTGCCCGCGCCCGCTGTACGCCACGATGACCAATGACACGCTGGTGCCGGTGCCTGACTTCAAGATGTACCAGGACCAAGCCAACCAGTTAACGAAGCTGCAAGCGAAAATCGACGGCCTCATTGACATGCTGGAGGTCAAGGGCGTGTACGCCTCCGATATTCCGGAACTGGCCCGCCTGTTCACCGAGGCCGGCAACGGCAAGCTGGTGCCGGTCAAGAACTGGGCAGCTTTCTCGGAAAAGGCCGGACTGAAGGGCTCTATCGACATCGTGGACCTGACGCCCATCGTCAACGCCCTGAACGAGGCCTACGAGACGGTAGAAAAGGTCAAGAACCAGGTGTATGAGCTGATGGGCATCAGCGACATTGCTCGCGGCGCCAGCGACCCGACCGAAACTTACGGTGCCCAGAAGCTCAAGGGCCAGTACGGCAACATGCGCCTGCGCAGCCAACAGGAAAAGGTGGTGCGCTTCGCAACCGAGCTTTTGCAGATCAAGGCCCAGATCATTTGCCAGCACTTCCAGCCGCAGACGATCATGGATATTGCCGCTGTCAGCCAGTTGGCCCCTGAAGACCAGCAACTGGTGCCCCAGGCGCTGCAACTGTTGATCGGCGAGCGCGCCATTGACCCCGGCTCCGACACCAGCAAGGGCCCGCTTGCCAGCTTCCGGGTGGAAGTCTCGAGCGATTCCATGATTCAGATGGACGAGCAGCAGGAAAAGGCAGACCGCTCGATGTTCCTTGAGGCGGTGGGCGGATTCTTGCAGCAGGCCCTGCCGATGATCCAGCAATCGCCGCAGTCGGCGCCGCTGCTGGTTGGCATGCTCAAGTTCGGCGTTACCGGCTTCAAGGTTGGCAAGACCGTTGAGGGCATGATCGACAGCGCGCTGGACCAGATGATCAAGCAGGCCGCCCAGCCGCAACCGGAAAAACCAGACCCGGAAATGGCCAAGATTCAGGCCCAGATGCAGCTGGAAGACAAGAAATTGCAGAACGCCCAGGCGCTGCAACAGGCCAAGGTGCAGGCCGACATGCAGGTGTCCACCAATGAACAGCAGGTGCAGGCCCAGCAGAACGCCCACCAGCAGCAACTGGAAGCCCAGCGCGACCAGCAGGCCGCCCAGATCGAGGCATCGCTCGAGCAACAGCGCATGGCCTACGAGGAGCGGCTCGAGCAGCAGCGCATCGCGGCCGACCTGCGCATGAACGAAATGGACAACCGTATCAAGTTGCTGATCGCCGACAAGCAGGCCGCCACCGCCGCGCACACCGCCCAGGTGGCCGCCGACAGCAAGCCAGCACCATCCGAAGGGAACGAATAATGCCGATCTATGCAATGCGCTGCCTGTGCGGCCACACCGAAGACATCGTGCGCACCGTGGCGCGCATGAACGACGACTTGCCAGAGCACTGCGGCGCGCCGATGACCCGCCAGATCGTGGCGCCCATGGTGGCCACCGACATTGCGCCCTACCAATCCCAGATCACCGGGGAAATGATCAGCAGTCGCAGCCAACACCGCGCCCACCTGAAGCAGCACGGGATGATCGAGGTGGGCAACGAAAAGCAGAAGGTGAACGGCCCGATCAAGCCGCCGCCCGGGCTAAAGGAAACCTTGATCCGCACCGTCAATGAAAAGCTGAAATAGACCACCCGCCACTCAACTACTTGAGAGAAGACAATGCCATTCGCCAATTCGACCGAAGAAATCATCCAGCCCACCGACCAGGTGGACACCCGCCGTGACCAGATCATGGCCAGCATGGACGCCATCGAAAGCGCCGACCCTGTTGTCATTGACGATGGCGGCGCCGCGCAGCGCGCACGCGATGAATCTGGCCGCTTTGCGCCGAAGCCTGCCGATGCACCCGCTGCCGCGCCAGCGCCGGTCGTGGCCACGCCAGCAGCCCAGGCGGCGCCACAGCCGGCCGAAGCGCCAAGCCTGACCACCTGGCGGAAGGAATACCTGCCGATCCAGCAGAAACTGTCCAGCGGCCAAGCATTGACCCCAGACGAAGCCCAGCGCCTGGCCGCCTACAACGTGCAGCGCGAGAAGGAATACAGCACCGGCGTTTCGACCTACAAGGCCGAAGCCCAGCAGGCGCAGCACCTGAAGACCGCGGTGGACGAATTTCTGCCGACGCTTCAGCGCCACGGTATGGACCCGGCTCAGTGGATCACAAACATGGGCCGCGCCCACCACACCCTGGCCATGGGCACCCCAGAACAGAAGCTGCAAATGTTCACGAATCTGGCCCGCGATTACAACGTGCCGCTGGGCATGATCCAGCAGGCGCAGCAGGGCGGCGTAGACCCGGTTGCCATGCAACTGATGGCCGAAGTACAGCGCCTCCAGCAAAGCGTTACGGGCGTAACGTCCTGGCGCGAGCAGCAAGAAATGCAAGCAATACAGCAAGAACTCTCGAAATTCGCGGACACGGAACGGTATCCGCATTTCGAGCAGGTACGGGGGTCGATGGCTCAATTACTTGAGTCCGGCGTAGCCCAAAACCCTGATGAGGCCTACACGAAGGCTGTCAGGCTGGACGATACGGTGTTCACGGCTGAGCAGGCGCGTCAAGCGTCTGCCGGTGCAGCAGCACAAGAAGCGGCCCGCCAAGCAGCCCTCAAGAAAGCCAAAAACGCAGGCGCTTCCGTCCGCTCCGCTACACCCAGCGGGATGACGGCGGCGCCTACGGCAAAGGATAGGCGCGGCGCCCTGGCTTCAGCTTTTGAAGCCGCAGACGCCGGCCGGGTTTAACCAATTTCATCGACTTTTAGGAGCATCAAATGCCATTCCCAAATAGCGCGATTACCGACATTATCGCTACCACCATCCAGAGCCGCTCCGGCGAACTGGCCGACAACCTGACCAACAACAATGCGCTGTTGGCCGAACTGCAACTGGCGGGCAATATCAAGCCCGTCTCGGGCGGTAACGTGATCCTGGAAGAGATCATGTACAACGACACGACCACTGACAACAGCGGCTCGTATTCCGGCTACGAGGCCATCAACATCAGCCCTGACAGCCCGATCAGCGCCGCGCAGTTCAGCTTCAAGCAGTACGCCGACGCCGTCACCATGTCCGGCCTGGAAATGCTCCAGAACAGCGGCAAGGAACAACTGATCGACCTGCTCGACAGCCGCATGGATATCTCCGAAGCGCGCCTGCTCAACCGCATTGGCGGCGACATCTACGGCGATGGCACCGGCAACGGCGGCAAGAACATCACCGGCCTGCAAGCTGCCATCCCTGACGTGGCCAACACCGGCACCTACGGCGGCATCGACCGTGCAACCTGGGCTTTCTGGCGCGCACAGGTGTACAGCGGCGTGACCGATGGCGGCGCCGCTGTCTCTGCATCGAACATCATCCAGTACATGACCGCGCTGGCGCTACGCCTGGTCCGTGGCCGCGACAAGCCCACCCTGATTGTGGCGGACGCGAACTACTACAGCATGTACGTGAACGCCCTGCAAGCCATCCAGCGCGTGACCAGCGACGGCGGCGGCACCGCTGGCGCCGGCTTCGCTAAGCTGAAGTTCTACGGCGGCGGCGTTTCGGCCGATGTGGTCCTGGACGGCGGTATCGGCATGACGACTGCGAACCGCATGTACTTCCTCAATCCGAAGTACATCAAGTTCCGTCCGCACAAGGATCGCAACTTCGTGCCTATCGGCGGCGAGCGCCAGGC